TTCCCTTCTTTGTGAATGACTACTTTTCCTTTGTGAGTGATTGCCACATTTCAATCAAACGGGGGCAAGGGTACACATCCGCCTTATCCGCACGAACTGAATTGTGGGTATAAACGCCAGGTTCATTCTTCAATGCCCGTTTGGTTACATCCCATACATCTGCATTGTATGTTAAATCAATGCCATACTTTTCATTCCACAATATCAACAAATCTTTGATGGATGCGATTTGCTCATCGGTGTACTTGTGCCATAACTTATACCCTTTGTATGGTTTTTCAAGTTCCTCAACCTCATCAGCTGGAATCTCCTTTCCAACATAATTGTAATACTTTGTGCCTTTCTTGGTGATTGGACCCCATGAACATACCTCAATGCCTATGGATGAACGATCCAGTGGAAGGTATGGTAAACCTTGCCCCATGAAATGTTTTGTTCCCAACCCTAAATGATATGCCCAATACTCACTCCCGAACCCTTGTACAATTGTTCCATCGGTTGAGATGGCAACGCAAGTTGAAACCTTGTTATTGGCTTGTGTCCAAAACTGAAAGGTTAATTCACCGCTTCCATTACCCGCAGTGTGGTGCAGATAGATTTGGGTTTTCTTAACCGCCTCACGATTAAATGCCCTGAATGGTACTTGTTTAATTTTCATCTTGTTTCTTTGATGCCCCAAAATAGAATGATACTACCATAGTCACAATGGATGTCACACCACCCGCAATGGTAAAATAAATGTCCTTTTGATCCGTTGGGAAATCCCAAAAGATAATTGAAAATAGGATTGCGTAACTCAACCCCAATATCGCAATGGCTACAATGCCAGTGATGTTTGTCTTAAAATTGTTCATCCTTGTCCTCGGCTTTCCTTTTTTGACTTGTGTTTATTGATGTGCTTGGTATGTCTACCCAACTTCTTCTTTGGCTTCACACGGAATACCACTGAATTGCTTTTTACTTTTGTTGCCATAAGTATAAACGGAAATACTCAAAATCCTCCTTGCCACCCTCCTCAACATAATTCAAATAAGCATCATAAGCTGGTCCTTTCAACTGAACCGCCACAACGCTTGTATCCAACCCCGCACCAATCATCTTGGCACACAACATTTCGGTCTTAACTTCCATGGCTTCCACCTGGGCTTCCGCCACTTCAACTTTCTCTTTTAACGCTTTCTTTTCTTCCACCTTTGCCTCAACCATCTTTTGCGATGTCATACGAGCCATTTGCGTGACTTCTCCCGCCTCTTTAATGTGTGATTGGATGCGTTGCATTAACACCTCAAATTCATCCACTTGTGGGGCTTGTTTTGCGGTCACACTTGTGAACCAATATCCCACACTAAAAACAATGGTAAAAATGATTAAAAGGTTTTTCATAACTTATTCAATGTTTCTTTGATGCGGATCTCCGTCATGGCACTTGCCAACAAAGAATCCGATTGCTTTAACTTGATTTGCATGATTTCAATCTTTTTATCCAACGCATCAATCTTGGCATTGGCTTGTTCAATTTGTTCTTTATACCCCGTACGCAAATCAAAATACATATACCCAACAGCCACCAACATACAAAAAGCCACGGCAGCAACTGGTTGTTTACGAAATTGGTCAAAACTGACGGGTAACCCATTAGGGATTTTCTTTGGTGCGGTCATTATACTACGGGATCAGGAATTATGCAATAAGGAGAATCGGGATATTTTTCACAAAAGGTTTTCAAATACAATGAATCATCCCCCGAAAAAGTATGCACCCCGCACGGCTTTGGGAACACCTCAAAGGGGGCAAAACTTGCGGGGGGTTGTGAATAGAACAAAATATCAACCGCCCACTTGTCCGACTGCTTTGTGCAAACGGGTTTGTCATCAACTTGCCCCCATTCTAAACAAATGAACCCAATTTCAACAACTGCGCAATCTTTCCAAGTTGTCACGGTTTCCCCGCTTGGGGTGGTTGTGGTTTGTTGTATGTCTTTTTGGAGTGTAGCCCATTCGGTAGGGGTGAACTCGTATTTATTAAAGGATTTCATTTTATGCCGTCAATTGTGCTAATTCTGTATTTGTTAAACGAGTCGGAAATAACACCGTTTCGCCGATTGTACCCGTATATTGGAAAGTTGAAGCAACTGCGCTATAAGTCCCTAAATCAATAAATGCCAAATTTGCACTTATATTTCCGCTCGTGTCACTTCCAATCAAATTCCCATTTACATAAAGTACAAAATCATTTTGTTTGTAAGCAAACGCAATTTTAATATTTTGACCTTGTGTAAAAATTGCACTTGAAGTTATTGCCACTGATTGAATACTTGAATTAAATACATTTAATTGAACTGTATTTGATGAGAATTGTAAATAAGTTGCAAAAAGGAATGATGAATTTGTGCTTGACCTTAAAAACACGGGTATTGTTCCGCTTGCCCCACCATTATCAAAAGTCATTTCAATAAAAAATGACCCCTCGGTGCTTCCAAATAATGATGATATATTATTGGTAGTTGCAAAATCCGCCACCCTTGTGGCACTTGATGAGGTTGTTTTGAGAATAGTTGATGTGGCGTATGAACTTGCTTCAGCTTGTATGCCCGCAAATTCTGCGTAGTAATTATTTTCAGTAAACAAATAATTTCGTGAACCTCCCGATGCGGTTGCATTGGGTGTGCAAGTGTAAACAATTTTATATATTTCACCACTCATTTGCGTGGCTGAATATGAATTTATTGTCCAAACGCTACCGACATTTGATTCAACCGTAATGTTTTTGGTTGCTTTGTCAATTTTAATTCCTGCATATGCAAGGGTTGGAAAAAATCCTAAAAATGAAGTGATAATCCAATCATAATTACACTTACTAAAATCCGTATAAAATGACAATGTATATGAGGTATTGGCTTGGAATTCGCTATTTGTCACAACATAGGGGGTATCGCCATACGCACCAACATTTGATAAAACTTTGAACGCCTTCATTCCAATCATTTGCGTTCCATCGGTAACTGTTGCAGCGCTGAATGAACCCGTTCCGCCGTCATAAAATGCACTTATGTTTGTTGACTGTTTCTCCAACAACAAACTCGGACATCCGCCCCCGCCATTTTGGTAGGTTAGGCGTGGAACATTTAATCGGTCGGTTGTGGGGAAATAGGGTTTGGCGGTGCTTCCGTAATTGACTTGTGGGAATGCTATGGTCACGGAACTTGCCGTTGTTCCCGTTGCGTTTCCTACATAAATTGTAACACCTCCAAAATCAGAAGTCGCAGTGTAACTATGTGTAAACACTTGGTATTCACTGCTTAATGTGTGTACCTTGGTGTCAATAAAATAACTACCTGAAAACGCCCTCTCTATATATGTGGCAATTGTTCCACTGCCTTTCATATATATTGAATATGTAATCACAGTTCCCGTAGAAACTGGAAAAGCAGAAGGCAACTGATAAGCGTATTCCGTAATATTACCACTACCAATTCCACTAATCGTATACCCCGAAGTATTGCCCTTTGGGTCGGTTACTCCCGTTGTAACTGTAACGCTAACTCCTATCCATGTAGATTGGGAATTTTCTAACAAATTCCACGGGCAAACCTCAACCAATCCCGCGCTATTGATGCGCGTTCCGTTGGATGCACGGGTGAATGACAAATCGCCCGAACCATCGGTGGGGATTTGAGAATATACAACATCCTCCTTGTATCCGCTTGGTATTAAAACCAAACTCGCTTGTTCTAAAAGTGTACTCATTCTTGTGAATCTAAATTATCCAATTTGAAAATCATGCAGTCCACACCTTCGTAATAACCACCATCCGCAGTTACTCGGTTGGTGTATTCCAACGCCAATACCGCCCCACCCGCTTGGGTGAAGGGTGTCACTCCAATGGCTAATCCAACAAACATTAGATGTTGTAAAGTACGATTGAACCGCTTGTAAGGGTAATTGATGAAATGTAATTACCATCGGCAACGCAATGGAAAGGACCTGGCAACAAGGTTGTGCTTGTCAATCCCATGGTAGTCATCAATGAATTGCCATCCTTATCCAAACAAGCCGATACAACGGCATTTGAATTGACAAAAAATCCACGGAACTTACCAGTTTTTGCAGTTGTATTGGCTACGGCTACACTACCCGTGTATCCTGCGGTGAATGCTGATCCTGAAATACTCATATTGATAAAACGATTTTAAGTTTAATTGTTAGGGGTTTGCGTTAATTGGTCCAATGCCTTGCGCCCACAAAGTTCCATCACAACATTTCTTGGAATAAGTGTTTTTGTCTTTGCATAAACACGCCCGTGTTCCTCCGCCTTGTGGTGAACTCCGTGAAGGTGTTTTCCACCCTTTTTGGGTGTTGTTTGGGTTGTTTGGGTTGTTCCAGTTGCTCATTTTTTGAAAATTAAAAGTATTAAAAATAATAATGCCAATATCAATCCAAGTGCAGTGCCAACCATTTGTGGTACACTGATGCGTTCCTTGTATTGAACTTGGGGTATTGATATGGTCTTTTGTATTCTAATCGTATCGGGCTTGACAATCGTCTTAATTTTTATCACATCGTGATTCCTATATACAATCGTTTTAACGCCATCTTTTTCTATTGTGAGGGTATCTATCGTTTTTGTGACGAAAGTGTCTGTAATGGTCACGGAATCGGTCAAAATGATGGTATCAATCACATGGGTGGTTGGTTTGATAATTGACGGATCCTTTTTGATGGCTTTTTTCAAATGGTATTCAGCCGAACATCCCGTTAACATCACCAAAAGAATCGTTGCCTTTGTGAACAACTCACACTTCACCTTATTGATGGTTTTCAATTGCGTCATGTAATTGGTCAATTTCTTGACCTTTTCATCCTTTGGCTTGTATGTCTTTTTTACAAGTTCCACGATACATAGTTTGATGGGTTGGTGTTTGGGTATTCCCCCGCTTCTTGGTTTTCGGTATACTGTGAAAACAATTGTGGGTAGTAACTCAAATAATCCACAACCCTACGGCGATAAGTTTCCGCGATGTTTCTTTGGCGTTGAACCAATGTATCAATTTCGGTTTTATCGGGCAAGGTGGTGTTTTCGGGTGAGTTACGCAATATACCCGCATTGGTTACCTCATAACCATGGAATAAAAGGAAATCCGCCATTGCATAGTGAATCAACATGGGTTGTACATAATGAGAAACCAAAGTTTGGTAATTGCCCGTCAATGTACCATTTTCAACCTGCGTTAAAATGTACCGATACAATTTTGTTCCCAAAAGTTCTTGAACCTGGATGTCTTGACTGATTTTTACAAATGGATAGATTTTGTCCACATCCACATTACCCCCAAGTTGGGTGTATTTGAAAATCAATTCCTTGTCAATTAACAGTATGTCATCGTTTGCGTACATCTTATTTGTTTTTTAGTGATCCTTTATTTGGCATATCTATGGGGCGTGTCTTTGCAGTATTCCATCCACTTGGTGAGAATGGTACACCCGCATTATCCGCACTTTTATTTGATACTTCGTTGTAATTATCCAAATCCCTATTATCCCCAACCTCGTTTGGTTGTTTTGGTAGGAACTTACCTTTGATTTGTTTGCGTTTGAATGTCAATCGTTCCCATCTATGGTGGCAATTTACACCGCCTTTGTACTTCCAAATTGAATAGGAACTTTGACCACTTGGGGCGAATTGTCCGTTGACACCCTCATCACCCATTTGGATGATGTCTTCCCTACGGAATATCACTCCGCTTCTGGCTTCCTGAACCATTGTAGAGCAAAACAAACGGCTTTTATCCGAGATGAAATCAGGTCCATAACGATAACGAATCTTGTAAACCCCCTTATCATCATCTGACTTTTTATTTGGGTTATCATACGCAAGGTTAAATCTTAATTCTTCATCGGCATCCGTAACTTCTTGAACATCAATTAATTCCCATTCATCAGTGTTAATTGTTTCACCTTTGCCTTTCAAATGTTCTAACCACGAATGTTCATCAGATTCCAACATTGTGCCTTCAAAATAGGAATAACAAATGGCGGTTGCTTGGTCTTGGTCTTTACCCTCACGAATTACAATCGGAATGCAACGCCCTAAAAAATCATCCTTGGATTCACCCGCATTGGGCTTTACCAATTCAATCTTTTTTTTTTGAGATGCCAAGGTCACGCCAGTTTCCTCCTCACGGGTTTCATCATCAATGATGTTACCACTCAAATCAGTAAATTCCAAAGGTTGTAAGGTCTTGAAATAAAGATTCAAATTGTACCCATTGAAATTTAGCACCTTGGTGACTGCATCAATAATCAATCGTTGGAAAGGTCGGATAACAACATTATCAAATAGGATGGCAGCGGATTTCAATTCATCAGCGTTATTGCCAAACCCCGTACTATCCTTAATTCCCAAAAGTAATGGCGATACGATACGATGTGCCACCATAATTTTCTGCATGGATTCTTGGGATAAGAATTGATATTGGTTGTGGGCATCACTTAATTGAACGGGTGTAATATCCGCACTTGAATCCTTGCCGTCATTCCATGAGATAATAAATCTTCCCGCATTGCTTGATCCACCAAACTTTTGTTTGATTTGGGCTTCAATCGTGTCTTTAACCTCTGCGGGTGGTTGCCCGTTGTTGAAGTTAATCAACATTGATGGGGCTAACCCATTCATGATGTTATTGATGTGGAAATTGGAAATCTCGGATTCCAAGTTTGCATATTGCGTACCTCCTTGGTAATCCACTGGTGCGAAGTAAAACGAACCCGTAGAATATGGTTTGATGGTAAGGATACATTCGTTTGCGTTTTGGTCATAACCAAATGCCCTGAATTCAATCGGGTTGTGGTTACGCTTTATATTCGCCCAATCGGGGCAATAATAGTATTTCTCAATCTCACCCTTATCGTTGCATTTAGCGGGGCGAAGGGTTTGTTGTGGGAAGTGCTTGGCTTGTACATACTTCTTCCGATCCTTTGACTTGATGAGCTGGAATGACGCTTGTCCTAACATCTTCAAATCCATTGCAACGGCACGAATGTCATCCGCACTAAACAACTTTTTGAATTCAATGTATCCTGGCAAATCCTTTGATGCCCGTGTCACTTCCAACCCCTTACCAAAGATTTGGTCAACAGTGCCTTTAATACACGCATTGTTGGTGGGGGATGAATGATAAAGGTCAATCAAGTATTGGTAGTAATTATTGTCATCACCATACTGAACCCAATCTTTGTTCTTTTGCTCAATGATGGATGGTGCGGTGTATGACTGTAATTGTATAAATTCTAAACTCATAATGTTTTCCAATTAGGCGTACCAGGTGAAGTGGTGGTAAACTGCTTCCAAGTGTTGTAAATGTTTGTTGTTCCCGTAATCCAATACCCCAATACCTCCCACATCAATACTTGACCATTGTAAACACGGAACAATAATTCATCGGTGTTTTTTGCCACGGCATTGATGTTTGTCAAAGATGGTAAATTCATTGTGATAAACGAATAGGATTTCACACACGCAGTGGTGGTGGATACCATCGTCTTGGTGGGTTTATGCCATACCTCAATCGTTGCCGTTGATACGCCTTCAAAATCCACGAATGGGGTGAAGGTTACCGTTGTAGATGAATTGTTGATGTGCATATCAAATAAAACGAATTTAAGGGATTTTGTTACAAAAGAAAAACCCCCACCGTTGGGTGAGGGTTAATCTAACTATCAAACTAAATCTAAATTAAGCCGCAAGGACTGGGGTAACTACGCTTGAAATTTCGCTGTAATTATCCGCATCAACGGGTGCGGGAGGATTTGGTTCGCTTGACATGAAAGTCAATGTGTTCAAACGAGCATCACCCATTTGTACACCCCATGACGATGTTCCGCCATTGGCATCACAACCCAAGGTTTCACCAATCAACCAAAATTGGTCATTTCTATCCCACACAATGATTTGCCATCTACCTTGTGCCAATACTTTCAAAGTATCCATATCGGCATCACCAGTTACGGGTGTTTTACCGCTTGGTTTGAATGACAAAGTAAATGTAGTTTCATATGCGTTTGTTCCGTTGTCACGAGATGCAACAACGGCAGTTTCCATGGTTGACAAACCCTTCAACTCCCAAAAAGGTGCTGAAATAGGCGTGGTGTTCGCACCATTGTCAATCAAGGTTACCAAACCAGTTCCGCTTTTTGTTACACGGTTAGCAAATTCAAATGGTACAAAGAATGCACCTTTCAAACCACCCACAAACTGCTTACATGGTTCGTATCTTCCTAATAATGTTCCACAACTTGGCATTTTATTTCTATTTTATTGGTTAAAAAAAAGGGGTGGGTGTAATCGCCCACCCCCGTGCTTTTATTTTCTCAAATGATTAGGTTACATTGATTACAACTTGTTGAGTTGGGTTGGTTGCAATGATACCACCAGTGAAACGCATGATTACACGAACATTCTGTGAACCATCAATATCACTCATATCAATTACCTTAACCTCGTTGTAGTCACTCAACAAACCAGTTCCAAAGTGCAAATCTGACTTCATACCCAATACGCAATCGTAGTCGTTAAGACCAGGACACATAGTTACGGGGATGCCTTGGAAGTTCATTGGCTTTTCACCAACATAGAATTGGAAGTTGTAATTACCAGCAGACAAAGCAGCTTGGTATGCCTTCATTGTACCAGGACCAACATAGTATTGGAAACCTTCTTTTCCGTACAATGCTGCGGGTGAATAATCCAATGCCTCTTGCAAACGAGCAACAACATTTGATCCACTTGTAGCACCAGAGAAAGGACGAACGATAGCAGAGTTATCAATCAAGTATTGAACCATACCACCAGTGTACCAAAGGTTTGATTTCCAAATACCAATTTCGTTGGCTTGGGCTACTTCGGCAGCGGTTTGAGCAATTACGAATTCTTCAAATGTTGGAGGCATTTTTTCAAATGCAGAGAAACCCGCTTGTGCTGCTTCCCAAGTGGTACGCAATTGGTTTTTACACAACTGCAAGTTCACTTGTTTTTCAAGGGTAGTCAACACATATTCTCCCAAAGTTACTGAACTTGAATCGGTGAAATCACAAGTTGCAGCATCAATGCTGATTGAGTTTTGGTAGTTACGGATAACTTCTTTGTAAGCCACATTGGGGTGCAATGTGATAAGTTCCTTTGCCAAGGTTTCGCCTGACAACAGAGCAGCCGCAATGTATTTGTTGCTAAACAAACCCGCATAGGTGTTTGGCGATACGGTTGGACCACTCAAATGGGTTTTGATTAAATTATTTTTCATTTGTGTGTTTGTTAAAAAAGTTGATTAAATACTCGGTCGGTGATGGTTTCGCTACGCTTTGCACCCAACTTGTAATGCAATTTGGATTCATTACCAGCTTCGGGGTTGAAAGGAGTGTGTGGGGCGGGTTCGTTTGCCAATCTCTCGTTCAATTCAGCGTTCTCGGCTGACAATGCAACCTTTTCGGCTTCCAATGCACTTAAACGGGCTTCAAACTTGGCTTCAAGTTCTTTGATTTGTGCGCTGAAATAAGATTCTTCCATTTCGGTTTTGGTTTTCACGGTTTTCTTTGGCTTTGCCATTTCTTCCTTGATTTCTTCCTTCATGATGTCATCCTCGGCAACCACTTCTTCAATCACTTCTTCTTCAGCAACTTCGGCTTCTTTTTTAGCGATTTCAACGATTACACCATTTTCGTCTACTTCAACGATGTTACCATCTTCCATGGCGAATTCACCTGCGGGTGCGGGGATTTTACCATCTTCGGTTACGATAAACACGGCTTGACCTACTTCAAAGGCATCCGCTTCAAAAATGGCTTGACCATCTTCGGTTTTTACTTGTTCCAATTCCACGGCAACGGGTTCAGCGATACCCAATTTTACCATGATGCGGTCCAAGATTGTTTCTGCGTTCATACTCATAAAACTTTATTTTTTTAGATTGTTAGATTTTTGGTATTCAATCAACATGGCTTTAACCTCATCCAATAATGATGGTTCTTTACTCATCTTCATTTTGTCTGCGAAATACCCTTCAATGCTGAATCCCTTAAACTTGCCATCCTTGACATCGTTCCACACTTGGTCGTTGGTTACTTTCAAACAACCCATCCATGTTCCTACGGGATCCGTCATTCCATAGATGGCAGATTTATCCTTTTCCATATCCTCCTTTAACCAAGTTTCAACCATGCAAACACCTTGTACCGATAATTCGTGTTCAATAGTTGCATTGGCTTGGTTGCCTTTCATCAAGAACATTTGTGATGCCTTGCGAACGGTATCCTTTGAAAAGTAAATGTAGAATTCATCCAATTCACCATCAATGATTTGTTTGCGGTAAATGGGTTTATCGGGAATAAGGATAGGACCCATTAGGATTCGTTTTTCTGCATCTACCTTGGCAAACTTTACTTCATGGGATTTCAACGCAACAAAATTGGATTCAATGGCGGGGGCTTCCACGATGCTTATCGCATCAATGCCACTTGCCATTTGTTGTTCATCCAATATAAGTTCAACGATTCTCATTAGAAACTATATCTTTTGCGATAAGTCAGCAAAGTATCCATTTGCTTAACCAATGTTTTGTATTCATTGCTAACATTTGGATCAACGCCTAATGCTTTGTAAGCTGCCTCTAATTTGTCAACCATAGAACTTGATTTCTTGAAAAGTTCCAATCCCATTTCTCCATATCTTTCAATCGCTATTGCATATTTTTCAAATTCTTTTCCATTGGTTTCAATTTCCTTTAAGTTTACACCAAAGTCCATTACGATTTTTTTAGCATCATCAACTAACGCCAATTCAACTTTATGTTCACCCAACTCAACTTGGTTAACGGCAGTTGATGCCATGAATTTTTCAAATGATGTTTTCATATATTTTAGAAATTTGCTGATGTTTTAGAAATTAAT